CATCTCCGGCATCCGGCGGATCGCGTCGAGGTTCGGCTGATTGCGCAGCGGGCGCTAGGATCGCCGCATGGCAAGGAATTCGCCCCGCTCCCCTGATCCGGTCACTGCCTGGGCGCGCGCGGTGCTCGCCGGCCAGGTCGTGCAGGGGCCGCATGTGCGCAACGCCTGCCAGCGGCATCTCGACGATCTGCGCCACGGCCGCGAGCGGGGACTCTTGTGGGATCTGCCGGAGGCCATGCGGGCGATCGAGTTCTTCCCCGACGTGCTGTGCCTCAACGCCGGCCAGTTCGAAGGGCTGCCGTTCGACCTGCACCCGTCGCAGACCTTCATCGTCGGCTCGGTGTTCGGCTGGAAGCGGCGCGACGGCTCGCGGCGCTTCCGGCGCGTCTACATAGAAGAAGGGAAAGGTAACGGAAAATCGCCGCTTTTGGCCGGCATCGGCCTGTATTGCATGCTTGCCGACGATGAGCCGCGCGCGGAGGTGTACGCGGCGGGCCGCATCAAGGATCAGGCGATGGTGCTGTTCCGCGATGCGGTCGCCATGGTCGACCAATCGCCGCATCTGGCGTCGCGGCTGGTCAAATCCGGGGCAAGCCCGGTGTGGAACCTCGCGGACATCGCCACCAACAGCTTCTTTCGGCCGATCGCCGGGCAGGGCGAAGGCCAGTCGGGCCCGCGGCCGCACTGCGCGCTGGTCGATGAGGTCCACGAGCATGTCGACGGCACCGCGCTGGAGATGCTGGAGCGCGGCTTCAAATGGCGCCGGCAGCCGCTGCTGGTGATGGCGACCAACTCCGGCTCGGATCGCAACTCGGTGTGCTGGGCCGAGCACGACCATGCGACCAAGGTGGCGGCCGGAACGGCGACGCCGGACCCCGCCTTCGCCTATGTCGGCGAGGTGATCGACGATGAGACGTTCGCCTTCGTCTGCGCGCTCGACGTGGCGGATCGGCCGCTGGACGATCCGGGGTGCTGGGTCAAGGCGAACCCGCTGCTCGGCGTGACGATGAAGGTAGAGCAGCTCGAGGCAGCGGTGCGCCAGGCGCGCATGATCCCTGGTCGCCTCAACAACATCCTGCGCCTGAATTTCTGCGTCTGGACGGATGCGCACAACGCCTGGATGGCGCGCGCGACGCTTGAGCCGCTGCTCGCCACGTTCGACCCGCTCGAACATGCGGGCGACGATGTCTACGTCGGGCTTGACCTGTCGGGATCGCAGGATCTGACCGCCGCTGCCTTCGTCGTGCCCACGGGCGATCGGCCGGTGCGGCGCGACGACGGCTCCGAGGTGATGCTGCCGACCTATGACGCCTGGATCGAGGCATGGACGCCGGGCGATACGCTGGCGGAACGCGCCCTGGCCGACAAGGCGCCGTACGATGTCTGGGTGCGTCAGGGCTGGCTGCACGCCGAGTCGGGCAAGAACATCCGCCTCGACTTCGTGGCGGCGCGGCTGGCCGACATCGCCTCGACCTATCACGTCGTGGCACTGGCGTATGATCGGTATTCGTATCGAAAGCTCGAAGACGAGCTCGACGCGATCGGGCTGACGCTGCCGCAGATCGAGCACCCGCAGGGCGGCCGGCGGCGCGCCAAGCCGACCGACGAAGAGGTGAAAGAGGCGAAAAGGCTCGGGCTGGAGCCGCCGGAGGGGCTATGGATGCCCGGTTCGGTCACCGAGACCGAGGCGCTTTTCCTGGAGCAGCGCATTCGCCTGCTGGGCAACCCGGTGCTGGTCTCGGCGATCATGAGCGCGGTGACCGAGAGCGACCCGTTCTCGAACCGCTGGTTTTCCAAGCGCAAGGCGCTTAACCGGATCGACCCGCTGGTGGCGCTGGCGATGGCGGTCGGTGTCGCAACGCGCGGATTTGCTGCTAAACCTAAGTCGCCCTACGAGGAACGGGGGATTCTGGTCCTATGAGACACCTTCTCGCCGCGCTGCTTTTCGTCGTTTCGTGGCCAGCTTTCGCGGCGCCCCCGCCGGCCGGGAGCGAGGACGCGAAGATCATGGCGCCCTTCAAGGAATGGGTGACCAGCCAGCACGACACGTCCGGCCGCTGGTGTTGCGACATCGGCGACGGGCGCCCGGTGGAGGCACGCATCGACGGCGATCATTGGGCGGCGCACATCACCCTCCAGCATTTCCCGGACACGGCACAGGTCTGCCCTGGTCCCGTGGCTGGCCCGGGATCGGCTGCGTGCGTCCCCCTCGGCCCGGATGGCGTTTGGGCGACGGTGCCGGACGAAAAGGTGACCCGCAACGCCAACCCGACCGGCGCGCCGATCCTGTGGCTGTATCAGGGCCGCGTGCAATGTTTCGCGCCGCCGGACGGGGTCTGAGCGTGCGCCGCATCCGCGCAGCATTACCCGTCGCCCTGGTGCTGTTCTGGGATGGCCTCGGCGTCGTCGGGCTCGGCGCGATCGTGTTCGGCGTGTATCGGATCTACCCGCCGGCCGGCATCATCGCCGGCGGCGTCGTTGCCGTCGGCCTGGTGGCGCTGCGCGCCTGGACGACGCCCTGATGCGCGGGTTCTTCGGCGGCCTGTTGCAGCGCCAGTCGTCGGGGGCCGGCGTGCCGACCTCCGGGATGATCCCGCCGCTCGGCTCGGTGCAGTCGGCATCCGGTATCCTGATCTCGCAGGCCACCGCGATGACGGTCAGCGCCGTCTACGCCGCGGTCAACGGCATTGCCTGCGACATGGCGACGTGCGGCGCGAAGCTGGTCGAGCCGCAGCCGGACGGCTCGCACAAGACAATCACGGACCATCCGATCGCGGCGCTGCTGCTGCGGCCGAACCGGATCCAGACCTGGTACGAGTTCTGCCGCGATATGTTCGTGGCGTTCCTGCTGCGCGGCAACGCCTATGCGGTGATCCTGCGGAATTCCAGGGGCGTGCCGACGGAATTGATCCAGGTCAATCCCGACGCGGTGATGATGCTGGAAGCGAGCGACGGCTCGATCTTCTACAACATGAACCGCATTGGCCTGTTTCAGATCGCGATGCTGCGCGATTTCCCGACGGCGATCCCGGCCGAGGACGTTTTCCACCTGCGCGGGATCACGTTCAACATGCTGATCGCGGTGAGCACGATCGGCCTGCATCGCGACACCATCGGGCTGGCGCAGGCGCAGAGCCAGCAGCAAAGCCGGTGGATGGCGAACGGCGCGCGGCCATCCGTGGTGCTGATGACGCCGCGCACGCTGACCGAGGAAGCCGCGAAACGTCTCAAGGCCTCGTGGAACGATTTCGCCTCCGGCCTGCAGAATGTCGGCAAGACGGCGGTGCTGGAGGATGGTGTCGAGGCGAAGCCCCTCATGCTGTCGGCAGTGGACCTCCAGTTCATCAACCAGATCGGCCTGACCATCCAGGACGTTGGGCGCATTTTCAACTATCCGATCCGCAAGCTGCAACAGCCGGATACTTCGCGCGGCTCGACGATCATTCAGGAAGATCAGAGTTACGTTAACAGCAACCTCCTGCCCAAGATCGTGATGTTGCAGCAGAAATTCGCGTTTACGTTCGACCTGGAAAAAGATGGCGTGGCGCTGAAACTCGACCCGGAAGAATTACTCCGCGCCGATCCGTTGACGCGCTACAACCTCGGTCGTATCGGCGTGTTGAGCGGCCTGCTCGCGACAAACGAGTGGCGGAGAAGCGAGAACCTGCCGCCGGTTCCGGGCGGCGACGAGGTGAGGGCGCCGGTCAATCTTGCGGCGCTCGGCTCGGACATGACGGGCACCGCGCCGGATGGTGCGGGCCGGCCCGCCGGCCAAAACCCGCCGGCGCCGGGCGTTCCCACGGGGGCGGGAGCGGCGCCGGAAGATGACGCAGCCCCGGTCGGATAGGAGCTTTTCGTGCAGCGCGCAGTCTTCCCGGCGACGATCACTTCCGAGGGTCTCCCAGACGACGAGGTGCTGATCTGCGTCTCGACGGGGATCCGCGCGCGCGACGGCCATATCCTCGAACCGCTTGGCTGCGACCTGACGAATTACCGCGGCAACCCGATCGTGCTGTGGGCGCATGATTCCGGCGAGCCGATCGGGACGAACAATGACGTGGCCGCGACGGCGCAGGGCGTCATGGCGCGCACAAAATTCGCGCCGCCGGGCATCTCGCCGACCGCCGACCGGATTCGGGGCCTGGTGAAAAACGGCATCGTCCGCGCCGTGTCGGTCGGATTCGAGATCATTGATTCTGAGCCGATCGACCCGGCGCGGCCGCGGGCCGGCCTGCACGTGAGCGCGTGGGAACTGCTGGAATGCAGTTTCTGTTCTGTTCCTGTGGACGTGGGGGCGGCCGTGCTGGCGCGAGCCGAGGGCGGCGCGGACTGGAAGGTCGGCGCGGCGCGTGACCTGCCGATCGAGGACAGCGACGCCTGGGACGGCGCCGCAGCGGAAACATCGATCTTCGAATATGCCGGCGGCGACGATCTCGACGCAACGAAGGCCCGCAAGGGCTTTCTGGTCTATGATGCCTCGGCGCCGGAGTTGCGCGGGAGCTACAAGCTGCCGATCGCCCACGTCGTCGGCGGCGAATTGAAGGTGCCGAAGGGGGCCATCCGGGCCGCCGCGTCGCGCCTGCCGCAGACGGACATCCCGGAGGCGACGAAAGAAGCTGCCGGCAAGGTGCTTGACCACTACAAGGAGAAGGCGGGCATGGCTGAAACCGACAAGGATCGCCAGCTCGCAGCCGCCCGGCAGCGCATGCTGGCCTCGCGCGGGGCGCACAGCGGCGCCGTGCAGCGCGCGACCGGCATTCGCGGCCTCGGCGATGTGGCCTGCCTCGCTTGGCAGCTCGACCATCTCGGCTGGCTGCATTCGTCGATCCAGTGGGAAGCGCAGGTCGAGGCGGACAACAGCCCGGTGCCGGCGATGCTGGGCGAGGCCCTCCAGCAGCTCGGCCGCACGCTGGTCGCGATGTCGTCCGAGGAAGTCGCCGAGATGCTGAGCGGCAAGGGCATCGAGGTGGAGGAGGAGCTGATCGAACTGCCCGCCGAGGAACGCTCGTTCGTCCGGGGCGGCAAGACACCCCTCCTGCGCGCGTGGCGGCTTGGCATCGCGCGGGCCCGGCTGCGGTCCGGCCGCGTGCTCAGCAGCGGCAACGCGAAGAAGCTGGACGACGCGGAGGGGCACCTCGACCGGGCGATCGTCCACCAGGACAGGGCCGTCGAGCACCATGCTGCGGTGTCGGCCGCCGCGGACGGCGCGGCGAACGCGCACAGCGAGGCCGCGGTCTCGCACGAAAAGCTCGGCGACGCGCTGGCGCAGGCGGCGGCGAACCCGGACGAGGCGGACGGGCACATCAAGCGGGCGATGACGCATCACCGGGCGCTCGGCCGCAACCTCGACGCGGTGGAGGCGAACCAGGACACCCTGGGGCTGGCGCACGGCGACGCGACGGATGCCGTGAACGCCTCGGGCCGCTGCATGCGGGCGGCGGCGCGCTGCGTCCGCGCCGTCAGCGACGCCAGCGACACTGACACGAAGGACATCCAGACCAGCGACGGCACCGACGAAAGCGAGGGATCGGCGAACGGCCGCGGCGGCGCGGACTTCCGGCGCCGCCAGCGCCTGTTGGCCGAGCTGGCGGCCGCAGCCTGAGAGACATCCGGCGCGAGCCGGCGCCCGACCCGACGCCTGGGCAGCGTCTGTTTTAGGAGACCCACCCATGCCGAAGCTCGCGGATCTCCGCCAGCAGCGCGCAGTCGTTCTGGACGCCTTCACCGCTCTGGCGGAGAAGCCGGCCCTGACGGCGACCGAGCGGACCGACTTTACCAACAAGGAGCGGCAGCTCCGGGACTTCAACGACCAGATCAAGCGGAGCGAACAGGCGCAGGCCGCCGCAGCCCTCACCGCCGCGCCGGTCGCCGGGCAGGAGCAGCGCGCGGCCGCCGCCGTCGAAACCGACCCGTACGTCAGCGACGAGGCCGCGGCGCGGCTGGCGCGCTCGCGTGGCGTGATGATCGGCTCGGCGCGCAGCCTTGTCCTCGGCGGCATGATCAAGGCGTGCGCCGAGGGCAACGGCAACGTCTGGGTGGCGCGACAGATCGCGACCGAGCGCTACGGCGCCGCCCACCCGGTCACCCGGGCCCTGCTGATGGCGGCGGGTGCCTCCGGCGGCTTCATCGTGCCGCCGGACTACATGAACGAGATCATCGAGCTGTTGCGGCCTATGGCGCAGGTGCGGGGCGCCAACCCGCGCGTGATTCCGATGCCGCGCGGCACCATGACGCTGCCCGGGCAGGCCTCGCCCGCGACGGCCAGCTACAGCTCGGAAGTCGGGAGGATCGCTGCCTCGCAGCAAACCCTCAACCAGATCGTCGCGACGTACAAGAAGCTGACGGCGTTGGTCCCCGTCAGCAACGACATGATGCGCTACGCCGACCCGGCCGTCGACGCCTTCGTCCGCGACGACCTGGTCAAGGTGATGGCGCTTGCGGAGGACTATGCTTTCATCCTCGGCCAAGGCACGGTCTCGTCGCCGATGGGCTTCCTGTATTTCGCCAACCGCTGGGTCGGCGCGAACGCCGGGACGCTCGGCAACTGGCTGACGACGGGGGCTTCGACCGAGGCCGTCAACGGCACGGACCCCGCGAACAGCACCGGCGGCAACTTCATCACCTCGACGTACTCGTTCACCCTGACGACGGTGGCGCAGGAGATCGGCGGCGCGATCAACCGGCTCGACGCGGCGAACGTGCCGGACAACCGGCGCGTCTGGTTCATGCACCCGCGCAGCAAGAACTATCTGATCAACGTCCAGAACTCGCTCGGCGTCTACGTGTATCGCGAGGAAATGCTGGAGCAGAAGACGCTGCTCGGCTACCCGTTCAAGTGCACCACGCAGATCGGCGTCAACTGGAACGACGCAGCCGGCCACACGAATACCAGCTTCGTGTTTCTGGTCGAGATGGACGAGGCCATGATCCTCGACAGCATGAGCCTCGAGCTGGCGATCAGCCGCGACGGCATGTATGTGGACGCGAGCGGCGCCCCCGTCTCCGCGTTCCAGAACGATCAGACCCTGGTGCGCGCGATCGCCGAGCACGACTTCCAGATGCGGCACGACCAGAGCGTGGCCGTGATCCAGGCCGTCGCATGGGCGCCCGCGATCTCGTAACGATATAGGAGGGCGCGCGCCGGTGGTGCTCGCCCTCTCAACCACAGGAGCGTTCCTCGTGCCCGACATCCTGACGCAAAAAAACATCGCCTCCCTCGGCGACATCCGGCGCCTCACCGACCATTCTGCGGCGACGGCCGGCGGCAGCGGCGCGGCGACGACGGTCACCGGCCTCACCATCGACCGCATGGGCATGGGCACCGGCGCGCTCTGCTATTCGGCCGAGATGAGCGCGATCTATGAGGCCACGCTCGCCTCGGGGTTCACCCTCTCGCTGGCCTACGCCGTGCAGCACGCGCCGGACGGGTCGACCTGGGCGGATTACCAGACGGGTGCCGCGGCCGTGGTGCAGACGGCGACCGGCGGCGCGCTGGTGGCCAAGGCCGAGCTGAACGTCGCGGTCGATCTGAACAGCGCCAATCGGTACGTCCGGTTCAACTATCAGCCGACGTTTTCGAACACCCAGAACGACACGTTCTATGGCGACGGCGTCGGCTTCTTCGCCGGCTTCACGCGGCTGCCGGCGCCGACGGCGTAGCCGTGCCGCTCGACGACGCCGAGCGCGAGCAAGGGGCGGCGCGCCTCGCGCGCGCCCGCTCGCGCTCGGTGTTCATCGCCACGCCGATCGCACGCCATCCGGTGCGGCAGTACACCGCGTCGCTGGCCAAGACCTTCTCGCACCTGCTGATGCTTGGCATTCGCGGCTGGAACCAGAACATCGTCGGTTTCAGCAACCTGCCGCGCGCCCGCAATGAGCTGGTGGCGAGCTTCCTGGCGTCCGACTTCACCGACATCGTCTTCATCGACGACGACATGGGCTGGCGGCCGGAGGATCTGGTTCGGCTGCTGGCATCCGACAAGCAAGTCATCGGCGGCGTCGGCGCCAAGAAGCGGCTGCTGCCCGACGCAGACCCGAACAAGTGGTGCTTCCTGGCGGAGCGCGACGAGCCTCTCGTCCAGGACGAAATGGGCGCCGTCCGCGTGGCCGGCGTGGGCACCGGCTTCCTGAAGATCGAGCGCGGCGTGTTCGAGGCGATGGTGGCGGCGCACCCGGAATGGCGGCGGCGCGGCTTCGAGAACATGCCGCCAGCGTCCCGCGCGCGCTACCACGCGTTTTTCCGCTTCGAGGACGACTGGGAGGAAACCGGCGAGGACTTCATGTTCTGCCGAAGCTGGCGCGAGATGGGCGGCTCGGTCTGGGTCGACCCGACGATCCGACTCACGCATGTCGGCGAGGCCGAGTACACTGGCGACTTCAGCGCGATGCTTGAGGGCGTTTCACGTGAAACTGGTTGAACTGACCACCGAAATGCGGCCCTGGGGGGTCGGCGACAAGGCCGCGCTCCCGGACGCGCTGGCCGACAAGCTGCTCGCCAGCGGCGAGGCGACGCTCGCCGCCGACCAGGGCGGCCTCAAGCCGGACGGCCACGCCGCGCATGCGGCCGCCCGCACCGGCTACCTCACGCGGGCGAAGGGCAAAAAGTGAACATCCTGCGGCTCGCGCTCACGACGGCGATCACGGGCCCCGTGGCCCAGCCGGTTGCGCCGCTGCCGCGCACGCCGCGCAGCCTCACCATTCAGGCGAATTTCATCTATGGGTCCGGCGGCACGTCGGTGGACGCCTGGGTGCAGACCAGCCTCGACAGCGGCGCCTCCTGGACCGACATCGCCCAGTTCCACTTCACCACGGCCTTGGCGCGGCGGGCGGTGACCCTGAGTTCCCTGACCCCTGTGCTGACACAGGTGGTGCTCACCGATGGGTCGCTGACCGCGAACACCGCGCTCGACGGCATCCTCGGCCCGCAATATCGCGCCAAGGTGCAGTCGGCCGGGACGTATGTCGGCACCATCCTGGCGATCGACGTGCAGGGCGAAGTCATCCCGGCCTGGCCGTAGGAGATACCGGCGGTGGCAAACCTTTCCTCGACCCTCACGACGACCGATCAGCTCGGCAACGCCGTGCCGATCACGCTGCGCGCCATGCTCGCAGGGGACGTTGCCGGCAGCGTGCTCGCCCAGCCGGGCGTGGCGAACGGCCTGTACGCGACGCCGATCTCGCTGCTGACGTGCCGCAATGCCAGCGGCTCGGCGATCGTGGCCTCGTCGCAGGCGTCGGGCAATTTCCTGATTTCGGTCAGCCTGGGGACGTCCCTGGCCCTGGTCGGAGAGGCGACCGAAAGTGCCACGTCGACGGACACGGCGATCTGCGAGTTCGTGCTTCCGCCCTGGTATGTCGCCGGGCAGGATCTGACCCTGACCGTCAACGCGAAATACGCGGCGGCGTCGGGCACCCCCGGCACGTGCACGGTCGCGGCAGCCGCCTATCTCGGCGCCAAAGCCGGCACCATGGGCGCGACTCTGATCGCGACGGCCGCGAAGGCGCTGAGCACGTCCGCGGCCGACTATGCTTTCGTCATCACCGGCGCGAGCCTTGTGCCCGGCGCGTATCTTGTTCTCAGCGTCACGACGGCGATCCAGGAAACCGGCGGCGTCGGCACCGTGACGGGCAGCGTCCTCTCGCTGCGGATTTCCTGATCCCATGGGCGTCGCCGTCGTCACCACGGTGCTGCTGCCGCCCGAGAGCTACCTGCTGACGACCCTCGCCATGGTCAAGCTGGAATTGCAGATCGACGCGGTGGACACCTCGAAGGACGCGATCCTCGCGCAATATCTGGCCGAGGCCTCCGACGACGTGCACCTCTACTGCAACCGGACCTTTCCGCAGGAGACGGTGCAGGACAGGATCTTCCCGCAGCGCGACGCTTATCCCTACCAGGTGCCCGGCGGCGTCCCGGCCATGCAGCTCTCGCGCTGGCCGATCGTGGCCAAGTCGGTGACCCTGCCGACCGCCGCCGACACGCCGTCGGGGCCGGTGCTGCCGTTTGCCTCGACGGCAGGGGTCGCGGTCGGCCAGCCGGTGGCGATCGTCAGCGACCTCACGGCGCCCCCGAACCTGCGCGGCGCGATCTGGAACGGAACGTTTGTGGCGAGCCTTGTGGCGAACACCTCGGTCACCTTGAGCCAGCCGGTGCGCGCCGATGTCCCGGCCGCCACGGCGATCACGTTCGGCATCGCCGTGGCTGTCGTCGATCAGCCGGGGGAGTTCTGGCATCTGGCGCAGAACGAGCGCTACCTCGTCGATCA